TTCGTACCCGTCGCATCGCACCAGCGGACGTCATAGACCCAGCGTTCGATCTGGTCCGCCCGAGCCTCGTCGTCGATCTGGCTTCGACTGACGGTGAACTGTGTCTGATCGTCGTCGCCATGACTTCCCGCGCTCGTCGTGACGGAGAAGACGATCGGACCCGCCAGGCTCTCCCGCACCGTCAGGACCGCCGAGTCCTCGGAGTTCTTCAGCCCCGTGATCGTGAACGTGTGCGTGTTATCCGTGCCACGGTGGACCCTCAAGTCCTGTTCTGTGCCCAGGCTGGACACGACTGTTGCTGACATCTTCTTCCTCCTAATTCCATTCGATGCCGGGGAGGATGCACTGATCGACGAGCGAGTTCACGGCTTCGAGCGTCTGCGCGATTTTCAGGCCCATGTCCATGTTCGCCCTCGGTTTCTCGTCGCTCCTCATGTGCACCACGAAGTCCGTCAATTCTGCGTCCAGTGGTTCTGGCCCCGGTTCGACGGCTTCCAGGTCGTGTGCCCTCGTCCCGCCGACATAGACGCGAACCTCGTTCTCTGTAGGCTTACAGATGACCTCCCCCTTCGAGCCGATGAGCGTGATCTGCCTGACCTTCTCCGGATCGAGCCACGACACGACAAGCTCTGCCCGCACTTTGTCTTCCAGTTCCATCGTCACAGCGCAGACATCGGCCCGGTCCGGGGCCAGCCACGCACCTGCCGAGCACCCCACACTGAAAGGGGGCAGATCAGCGAACAGGGCGACTACACTCAACAGGTGCGGGCCGACATTCCACCAGACATCGACGTCGTCTCTCACGATGCCCCGGTTTAACCAGTGCATCCGGATCAATCGAAGTTTGCCAATTTCCGGCAGGATCTTCTTGAGGTGCAGAATCATCGGCGAGTAGAGGAACGTGTAGCCGGGCATCAGCAGCCGATCCGCGACACCCGCCAACTTGACCATGTCCTTCGCGTCGTACAGACGGGTCGCCATAGGCTTCTCAACGAGGACATGGTGGCCGGACTCCATCGCCGCGGCGGCATAGCTGTAATGCGAGGTCGGCGGGGTAGCGATCACGACGCCGGCCACGCCGGTCTTCGACCATTCGACGTCGTCGATCACAGGATACCGCGCCGTCCTCGCTTCTTCGAGTCGGGATTCGTCGCTATCGTGGACCCAGCCGAGGAGGCCCCGAGCGTCCATGACCCTTGCCCACTTCTTGCCCCAATAGCCGAAGCCGATGAGTCCGAGTTTCATTGGCCCACCACCTTCGCGAGGACGTCCTGAATCGGCACGAGGCGGTACTCGTGGCCCTGGATCTGGATCGGCTGCCCGATGAACTGTCCTGTAATCACGACGTCGCCGGCTTCGACGTCTTCCTTCTCGCCGGCCTTGCCCGCGCCGACCACGAGAGCGAAGTGCTGGCGCTCATCATCGACGAGGTAGATGCCGCCCGCCGACTTCCTGCCCTCCAACAGGGGGTGGCCGGCTTCGGCAATGAGCGGTTTCACCAACAGCCGGTCGCCGATCGGCTCATAGGCTTCGGCGCCCATCATGTACAACACAGAAAGGAACCCCGCCGCAATCTCGCGAAGCTCCTTCGGATCGACCTTCACGTCTCCCATCATCGCCCCCTTCGTTCTGGCCCATAGGTCGTATGGGCTAATCCTCTTCGTCCGAATCCTCCACGGCCTCAGCGTCGTCGATCGCCTCGGCGTCGTCGACGGCAACCGCTTCCTTGTTCTCTGGAGGCGCCGCGCTCTTGTCCTCGTAGACGAACAGTTTCCTACTCACGACCGCCGGAGCCGGGCCAGCCATACGAGAAACAAGCCCCTGCCGTACCCGGCGAAGGGCGTCTCCATCTTCGAGTTCGAAGACCTGGCCGACGAGTCGGTAGCCCCCAGAGTCTTCGTGCTTCTTCACCACCTGGACCCACATTCTTGGCCCCCTTCTTTCATGGTGGAGGGTAGTGCGACGGGGCCACGAGGACCCCGCCGCTCTCCCGGTTTGTCCTTACGGCCTACTAGCTGCCGCTGGGAACGTCCAGAACGACGAACGGAGAGACCTCGTAGGTCTTCGATCCGCCCGACGCTTCCATGCTGAATGTGGCCGCAGGCCACGGAGCACCGGCAGCCCGGAAGGTCGCGAGCCAGGCCACGACGTCATTCCGGAACTTGTAGTCCGTGCTGGACTTCACAGTCATTCCGCCCAGGTTACCGACGATGTAGAACTTCGGATCGACGAGACTGAAGTCGCCCTTCGTTCCCAGGGTCGGCATCTTGTGCGTCTTGACCAGTGGGCGCCCAAGCAGGGAATTCGGTGCCGAACTCGCGAGATCGCCATTCCAGACGATGATGTTCGAGGCGTTCAGCGCGAACAGCTTGGGAATCACGCTCGGATGATAGAGGTAGATCCCGCCGGACCCGAAGAACCGCGCCTCCATGTCGAAAATGTCGGAGGTCTTCAGATCGCTTGCCGTGTTCCTGTTCACGGCATACTCGGATGCGTGAGCGAGGAACCCGTCGGGTGCCGAGGAACCGCTTCCCCTCATGCAGTCACGGTCGTACTCGTACCCGATTGCCTCGGTGAGAAGCGACGTGATGAGCGGAGGAACGGGCGTGATGCTGTCCTCCAGAAGCTCGTCAGACGCTTCCGTGTAACCGGCGTACTTGTACGCGGTCACAGTGAACTGCTCGAAGGTCGGTTCGCGCTCGTCGACCTGCGCGGCTTCCGCCTTCTTGGTGATGGCCGCAAAGCTGAACACCGGACGGGTGTCCGCAGCCGTGGTCTGTGCCAGCCTGGGCAGGGCGATCGTGGGCCGGGGGAACGGTACCTGCCGCGCCCGATTCGCGAACTCCTGCTGTTCGGCCATGATCTGAAGCAGCTCGCTCAGGTAGACGGTCGGCACGAGGTAGTCACCGCGTCCGTCAGAACTCGCATTGTCCCCGACCAGGGCCTTCTGGCTGTACTCGATCTCCGCTTGGGTCAGCTTCTCGCCACGCTCGAGTTTCGTGGCCGCGTCCTTGTGAGCACGCAGGGCTGCCCTCTGCTCCTTCGTCAGCTTGACATCGCGCTCGTAGTCGCCCGCCAGAGAGCGAACGGCTCGCAGATACGCGCCAAGTGACTTGAACGGAGGCTTCTCTTCGTCGCCGGTTGCGCCGGCTGCGAGGATCTCACGAGCGGTGCCATCGGCATCGTCCGAACGCCCGGCCATGCCTTCGAGGCTGTCCAGGTTCTCGGCCTTCTGCGCGAGGGCGATCCTCTCCTTGATCTCCTTCGTCTGTTCGGCGATCTCCTCGCTGGTGAGTTTCGTCTCACCCTCGGGGACCTCGCCCTTGATCTGAGCGCGAATACGCTCCTGTAGTGCTTCCAGGTCCGCCTTTGCCTTCTCTCGGTACTCGGCGGCTTCCCTGGTCAGCTTGATCGGTCTGGGCATCCTCTTCCCTTTCCCCACCTCGGCCCTATGCCTCGGTAGCTACCATTTCGAGATCGACGAGGGCTAGTGCCAGCTCGTCCTCTGTGGCCTCGTCTTCCGGTGCGTCCTCGTCTGAGTCCTCACCCGAACCTTCCACGCCGCTTTCCGGCTCCACGTCCGCCCCTTGGCTTATTGTCTGCGCTGCCTCTGGCCCCGCATCCGGTTCGGGTGTGGCCTCTCCGACGGACTCCTCGGTCCCGTCTTCGGCCACGCCGCCGAGGTGCTCGTCGGAGTCTTCCGCCGCCGTTCCGTCTTCCGCGTCGTCGGACAGGTCGTCCGGAGAACCGTCGCCCTCCGGGCCGACGGACGAGTCGTCACCCGTCCCGCCGTCCGCGTCTGCCGAAGCCGTTGGCTCGTCGCCGTCGTCTCCCGCGTCCTCGGTATCCGTGTCGCGCCCAACCTCATCGGACTGAGCGACGACTACTGCCCCTTGTATCTGCTGCACGGCTTCCCGGATTGCGCTTGCAACTTCTCCGAGAAGCACTTCTAGGGTCTCTTCTTCGACCGCCTCTGTGGAGGGTGCCTTCACTGCGTTCGATGTCAAAGGTCCGGGATAGGTGACGATGTTGCCGATGCCACCAGCCGAGCGGGTGTTTTTAAACGTGATCGTCCACGGTGGCGTGACGGTGGGGTCGGAGGGATAGGTACTCGGCACCCAGACCGTACCCTTCGTCGCCTCTTCGATTCTTTCCAGACCTTCGCCGACGAGCTCGCTCGCGGCCTTCGGCATCGTCACAATGCCGCTGAGTTTCTCCAGGCCGTTCGCAAGTGCATCGAGTCCGCCGAGAAGCTTCTCCAGATCGAGCACCTTCTTCACTGTCTCCGGATCCTTCTCGCTCTTGCGGAGGAGGGAGCCAAGCTGGCGCATCGCCTCGCGGACCTCGTCTTCGTTCACGGGCAAATTGTCTTCCCTGACTCGCTTCGCGAAGCGCATCAGATCCTTCATCGTCGCCGGAATCAGCGCCGCTTCGTTCATGCCCCAGACGACGAGCGACGTTTCCCACCACGCGAGTTCCTTCAGTTCGCGTTTCGCTCGACCAAAGAACCACGCCATCTCCGGATCTTCGTCGTCGTCCTCGTCGTCCAGAACGTACTCGAAGTCGATGGCCTTGTAACCGATGGACAGCGCGTCGAGGATCTTTTCGTCAATCTTTTTCAGAGCGATCTGAGCGTCACTGTCTGCCCGCGATACCTGGAACTCGGACCACAGAAGGTGACTCGGAGAACCGGGGTGGCTCTTCTCGGCCTTCTCTTCCTTCGCTTTGATGACCTTGCCCCAGAGATTCCGCGTCGAGAAAGGCGAGTGACCGTCGAGCAACTTCACCCGACCGGCAGGCACCCTTTCCCGGATCGTCTTCCGGAAGGCGCCCGGTAGGATCACATCGTCACCATCGTCCCGATTGCCGATTCCGGCGCTGTAGCCTTCGAACGTCGAGTTATCGAACGAGAGTTCCTTCAACTCAAACGGCAGCCGCTTGTGTTCAATGCCCTTCATTCTCTTCCCCCCGACCTTCCCATCGTCCCATTGGGCCTCGCAAACGGCGTATCGCTGAGTCGAGTCCTCGTATTCGTCGACCATTACCTGATCGCCCATACAGCGTTCGATGAACTCGTCATGTCCTTCGTCTGTTCTGGGCTTGGGTAACGGCATGGACTCTACTCCCGTCGTCCGCCCTTCCGCACTGTCCCCTAAAACTTAGGGGCTAACCGCAGTCGTGTTCAACGCTGACCAGCGGTTCGTGAGTCTCGCGACAATCTCCTCGTCGCTAAGATGCCCCGTGAAGTCGATCTCCAACACGTCGCGGTCCCGCAGGAATAACGTCAAGAGATGAAGCCTACTGCCGACCTCGAAGCGTGCGCGGTGCTCCGTGAAGCCGTACCACCGCATCATACTGTTCGCCGTCAGCGTCAGGTCCCGCTGTGCCCAGATCGTCCGGGCATCCGGAAACAGGCGGAACCACTCGTCAAGCATGTACGCCGATGGCGGGAACTTCACACCCCACGGCTCCTTCAGGGATCCAGCAATCTTCCGAACGCCGTCTCTCCACTCCGCCAGGGAGACGTAGCCCCTCAAATACTCGAGCGAGATTCTCCGCGTACCCTTTCTCTCGTAGTCGCCGCGTGGATTACTCTCCGTCCGCCTCCCCGGACCTCCCATATTCACACCCAGCCGCTCATGGAGAACTCGAGCGACGGAGGAAGTGCCGCTGCGTCCGGTGCCGACGACGAGGTACATCTATTCCTCTTCCTCTTTTTTAAGCTCAAAAAAATTTGCGCACCTGCAGTTGGGTTCCCCCGGCCATTCCAGACCGTTCGAGAAAGCTTCGTCGATGTCGACCTTTTCGCCTTCGAGCTCCTGGTGCTCCGGGCGTACACGGTCGTCCATCTGCGTAACCCAGATTTTCCAGTAGGGCATACGGGTAGCTTGCACCTGGCGGGTCGCCGCGCCGTTCGCCATCCAGCACGACTCCGTGCGGGCAATCAGCCTGGCCCGCTGGTTCGCGCTGAGAATCCTGACGACTCTGCCATCATCGAGTCTGCGGTAGAGGCCGTCGTCAAAGACGCTCCTGACTCTCTTCTGGAGGCCGGGAATACCGTCGCCCTCTCGCATCCCTTCGTTGATCGTCGCCATGATCGCGTCGAAAGTTCGACCGGGGATCGTGCCGCCCGTCAAGCCCTGTCCGCCGACGACCATGTTCACCCGCTCTTTGATGATCTCTTGCAGGAGGGGGTGGTGCAGGTTGAACGAGACGCCGAGCTGACCGGCCATCGCGCCGCCGACGATCTCCGTCGTCCGCGTGTGCAACTCCATGAACCGGGCTCGCCAGGCCCGGTGATAATCGTCGTACTTGTCGCCCAGCTGCTCGTAGAAGCGATCGAGGGATTCCGGCGTAATGCCCTTACGGGTAAGGGACTTCTCGGGGAAAGGGCTGGCCCTCGTGGGGCTCGCCTCCTTCCTTGTCCATCTCCTCTTCGAGGACGGCACCGACAAGAGCGTCCGTCTCCCGCTTTTCCTTCTCGAAATGCTCTTTCGAGAACTCGCCGTAGGGGTACTCCCTGGAGCGGGCGAAGGCGTCCCAATGCTGCCACTTCTTTTCTTTGTCCTCGTCCGTCATGTCGTCCCAACGGACGAGCAATTCGGGGAACGCGGGATCCGGATATATCCCATCACCTGCTGCCTTGCCACCCTCGTCGGCCTCTTCGTCTTCAGCCGACTCGTCCCCATCGTCGTCTTCGTCGTCTTCCTTCTCCGGACCCTGCGCTCCTACCAACTCCTCCTCTTCAACGTCGGCGTCGTAGCCGGCCTCGGTCCTGATCTCGCCTACGGTGAACACGCCGGTCTGCGCCATCTTGTGAGCCCTGTCAATCGCGGCGTTGCGATCTTCCATCAGCGCCGGCACTTCGGTAAGGTCGAACAGCAGGTAGACGTTCGCGCCGAACTCCGGGGCGACGAAGGCGTTCATTGCCGCCTCCCAGCGCCGGATGATCGGGAACATCGTTTGTACCCAAAACTTCCGCCGTGCCTCGCGGTACTCTGTGCCACCGAGCGACGCGCCGCCTGTCGCCGTAATGAGACCCAAGAGCTTCGGGTCAATGCCCATCGCCGAACAGATCGATTCCCTCGTCACGCCTCGGAGCGACAAGAACTCCAAGTCCTTCAGGCTGAAGCCGATCTCCCTGGCATGTTCAAGGCCGGGGACAAAGCCGATCTTGCCGCGGCCCCTGCCAGGACCGAAGCGTTCCTCGAACTTCGTCTCGGCCCGACGGATCTGACTTTCCTCGGCTGCCGTCGAGACTCCGAGTAGCAGACCAGGAGAGCCGTGATTCTCCAGAACTTCGGCTACGTACCGGGAGGCAGAGTTGTCCGTCGCGATGTCTCCACCTGCGCTTCGGATCCGGGGTGCCCCCCACACGTCGTTCATCGGGTGGATGTCCGGAATATGAACGAGCTGTTCAACCGGGACGGAAGTCGGCGTCTGTTTGTCCGCACTCAGTTGGAGCTTGAACGCTGTCGGGAAGTCGTTCTCGTCCGTCACCGCACTGTGATAGCGGGACGGGGGCAGGGGTCTCAGCATCTCGATCCTGCCGGTCGAGACGTCGCCACCGCCTCCACGGTGCTTGACCCAGATCGTGTTACCGCCAAAGAGGAAATGGGCGCCCGTCCGTTCGATGAACTCGACGCGGCTGTCCCTCGGGTTCGGACGGTCCATCAGCTCCTCGGCAGGGTGGTCCGTCATTCTCTCAGGGTTGCCGTCGGCGTCAAGCTTGTACGCCCGGATCGGCGCCTCAGACAGGGAGGTCAGAATCTCTCTGGCACACGCCGCGACGACCGGGTTCGCCAAAAAGCCATCGTTGACGAGATTCTCGAAGCCCGTCACTGGCTCCGGACTACTGCCCTTGCCTGACACGATCGTCCAGCCGCGGTCTTCTACTAGCGTGACGTCGCCCTTCTTCTCCAGCCGGGCTCGGGTTGCTGCTACTCGGAATGGGTCCCTCATCGCCTCACCGCCTCCATCACCTCGGCCCGTTCGCCCCGCGCCCGCAGGTGGGAAAGAAGGGTCAGTCCCACTTCGCCCCAGAAGGCCGGAGATTCCTCCAGCCAGTCGGGGTCTATGTACGTCGGGATACTTTCTAGCTTCCCGTCGACGGGACCCTCCCAGTGAAATCCGCCAGATCGTTCATCGAAGACAAAGCCCGCATCCTCCAGGACCTTCTGCGCCAGGTACGCGGTCCACACCTGTCTCATTCCGGCCCCCACAGGAGGTCGTATAGGCCGTCACGCACGACGACCCAGAGGGGCTTCAAGCCTACAAACGAGAGGAGGACGAGGCCGGTGTATAACTTCAACCACCCGGATCCGAGAAGGTCGAACATTGCCCAGCCGACACAGCCTAGACCGGCGAGCATGATGAGAAAAATCAGCACGACCTTCCACGGACGGACGATCGCGCTCAGACTGGCGCGTATCCATCCCGTGAACCTCGTCCACCACTGTTTCATGGGCGCCCTCTGGGCCTAGAACCTACGGGCTAACTGTCACGTCAAAGGTAGGGAGCCGCCGCGTAGATAGTCAACGCGACGGCTCTTGGTGGGGTGGGTTAGGATGAAAAACACACCGGCTGCCCGTGGGTAGGATTCGGGCTAAAATGCGAGGTCGTCAGCCTCGCGGCGGGAACTCTCCTTTCGGTCACGTAGGAACCGCTCGTGGCAGTCCCTCGTGATCTGTTCGAGGTCGCAGTTCTTGAGCTTCTGGAAGGTCTCGACGCCCTGGTGGACGAGGCGGTGGCATTCCGCACATTGCGGGATAACATGGTACGCCGTGCCGCTGGCGCCCCGACTTTTCAGCGCATGACTCGCCTGTGAGGGCGGTGGAGCCCCGCAGGTAGAGCAGGGTTGACGCCGTGCCCAATCTGCCTTAGCGCCGAAATGCGCCAGCTTACGGAGGCTTGCGCGGGTTCGATTGATGGGGTTAAGCCAACTCTTCCTAAGTCCGCCCTTCAACCGGAGCTTCGCCTGGCTGCGTTTCTGCCACGCCCGCAGCTTATCGGGATCCGTCCGGAGGCGCGTTCGCTTCATTGCGCCATCTCCACGACGGTGACCAACAGATCGTTCACGTCCCTCATGTCTGGCTTCTCGGGAAGCGTGCTCAGTGGTTCGCATTCCTTGAAGCGCCTGTACAGCTCCAGGGAAAGCGTCTCGACCTTTCGGAACGGCCATTCGCCGGCCTTGACCTCCATCAGCATCGCAGCCTCGTCCCTGGGCCTACGGGTACTCATGATGCCCGTCGTCGCTAGTTCGATGCCCATGTTGAGGAGGCGGATACAGTGGGCAGCGTGCTTCACGTCGTAGCCTACCTCGTCGACAATCTTCTTCCGCTTCGCGCCTTGGTAGCCCTGGTATCGCTTTCGGTCCATCTTGTGCATCTGGGCCTTCGCGTACCCGACGAGGGCCGAGAAACACGCCTTCGACAGGAACCGTTCTCGGTTGTCGAGTATGACCTTTCCTGGCGGAGTCACGAGGACTTGGTCGCTCGGATCGGCCCACAGCCAGCTGTGGACATTCGGATTGCCCTTCGCGAGTAACGAAAAGAACTTCCGCACGTCATAGATCAGGTGGTCATACCGTTCGCCCGACGTCTCCCAGGTCTGCCGGTTCTTGCCGTTCGCCTCGAGCGTCAGGTACCACCGGATCGACTGGACGCTGACGCCGAACGTGTCGACGTCGTCTGTATGCCGGGGGTGGTCCTCGGGAAGCTTCGTGCCGTGGGCATCAGAGCCGCGGATGCCCGCAAGGATCAGGTTCTGACCCCATCCGGGACGTTGCTGGCGTAGGACCTGGATCGCCTTCAGTTTGTCGTTTTTCGTTTCAAGTGTCGCCATCAAGCCACACTCCTCTCACCCATACGAGGTACCATCGCCAAGCTCACGGATCATGCGAGCGCGTGCCTCCATACGTAGCCGTTCGCGTCGCAGTCGCCGTCCGACGAGACACGACAGGCCGATATATCCGATGATTGCCAATAGTATGATGAGCGGTCTCATGGTACGTCCTCCGGACATACAAGGATAATGATCCGGCCATCGGGTGACGCCGGATGCGTAGCGTGGATTGTGCAGGTAGTGGAGTCCTGAGATGTGGAAACCTCGGGTGCGTGCTCCTCTCCAATGACCACACCGATAGCAATCATGAGAATAGCGAACAACACCAGGCTAAAGACCGCGACCAACCTGTCTAGGTCGATCATGCTGCCTCTCTGCCGCTCTGGGGTTTTGGACACGTTCACTAGGCTACCGCTTTCTGTTTTCGGGTTTCGAAGTACCCGTCTAGGTCAGTTTCTTTTTCCATGATGAACCGGGCGTAGTAAGCTGTATATCGGTTGTCGAGCTTCCACGCTTCCCGCGCGTCGGGCAGTCCTTCGACGTGCCGTTCCCAGCGGAGAATCTCGAACAGCGCCTTCATGCCGAACTTCCGCTGGCCGTTCGCCTTCGCCTGACGAGCCAACCTGACAAGATGGACGTAGACCTCGGGGTGCCGGGCATGGAACTCCCA